TTCGAGTAGATGTTTGGTTTCCAACTCTTTTCTCTTACAAATAATCTAAATCTAGCATTTTCAGCTCTGTCATACTCGGCTTTCAAGTTTGTGACTTTGGTAGTATATGTTGAATTAGGGTTAATGTTTGAACCAACCACATCTTTTATTTCAATCGAACCTGAATGATATTGTGTATAAGCGGACACTGTTCTGTCTCCAGTATTACTCCACACATCATAGATCGTCGTTAGTGATGATCTTGATCCTGTGATGGCAAAGGAGGCAGAATAAATGCCCGTTGACACATAGCCACCGGTAATACAAAGATTTCCAGCTGTTGGGACTCCTCCACCCTGAGGCAACACAATAGAAGATGTGCCTGGTAAAGTGTTGGCGAGATTGCCCGAGAATATATTAACAAAGACTAAACCAGTGGAATCATCCGGGATGTTTTGAAGTTGTCCCCTAACATAGTTATATAAATAAATTGTATTAAGATTGTTGGCTTGTGAGGCCAATGAACTACTAAAATAGCAATTTCCCCTATCATCTTGCTTGGACGAATTCCAACGAGCTTCGATACAAGGTCGTTTAAAAAAGAATTCCGAGGTTCTAGAAAAGAACTTCTTAGTGTAATATGATGTCTGAGAGCCTGTCGTATTAGCATATGTAACAGAATCGTCTGCAGATCGTTGAACATAAGCTTCTTGGCTGCTAGTAACACTGAGAACGAACCCATTATTTGAATATGTTCCGGCTAGCCAATCTTCAACTTGCCTAGAGACATCAACTTCTAAATCTTCTGAACCTGTGTGGAAAGTGTCTGTCTCGTGCAAACTGTAGGTGTCTTGTTGGTTTCTTGCCGCGGCGCCTGGTACAATCCATGCGCCAAAGGCGCCAGAAAATTGTTTGGTAATTGCCGCGGCGCCATCGTCGACACCAGTGCCAGAAATATCTGCGACAAGATTTGCGGCGGTGGATTTTGTTGTCATTGTCAGGGTAACTACCGCGCCGGAGGATGTCGCAGATATATTTAAGGTGTCGGCAGTATCTGCGGCATTGACCGCTGCGGCTATATTTGTCGCCAGTTGAGTTGCATTACTGTTCGCATTACCAAGAGCAATGCTTGTTGCGGTTGAAGTTGAAAGACTATTGTCAATGTTAAAATTTACAGAATTCCCTTCGGCGTCTGTTATTAATAATTTTCTTGTGTTAAGACCGGAGCCGACGCTCTGCGCCGTTATAGTGGCGGTGGCAGAGGCTGGTTGGCCGGAATTCATCCAATTTGCACCCTCTATGGAGTCTCTTGTTTTATCAGAGTAACTTTCCATATCTAGGCCTAGGCCTTCCTCCCAGTCTGTGTTCAACGGTGTTGCAACAAGCTTCATATTTCTTGGTAAGGTGAAAGCGTGTTTGCAATTATACATGCGAAGATAAAAACTAACACTGCCACTTGCAGGAATATCTCCGTTAGTTCTATCCGTACTGATGTCTGCGGTTGGAAATTTGACCAAAATTCTTGAAAGTTCTGCAGAAGAAGAAGCTTGTTGTCCATAAATGGAAAAAACCTCTAGAACATCGGAGGCGCCCATATTAGAACCTGTTCCACGGGTTGTTAGATTGGAATTGAAAGCATTGGTGATGGTTGTGTCAGCATCTGATATATATCTTTTAATTGCCATTGTTATTTAGCTGCTCCTTTAATATCTTGTCCGGGAAATTTGAATTCAATTATGTGATCTTTTGGTATATATAAAACACGGCCGTCGGAAGATAAATTGTCATCAATATCAATAAAAATATCTGAATAGTTGGTTCCGATCTTGTTGACAATTCTCACATCGATAGCATCAATGACGCCGGCGACAGAATTTAGTATTTTATATACGTCTGTTATATAAAGGGGCTCTCCGATTTCTCTCGTTTTGCTATAATAAGATCTGATTATTGCATTACATGCTGCTAAAACGTTATATTTATTAAACGCCTCTTCTATCTTTATATCATATTCAATGCCTAAATTTAATATTCTAGCATCTAAAATGTCGATTGTGTCATTTATCATCTTATAACCAGACAGCCAAGTCTTTATGTTATTTTTAAGGGAACTGGTTGATTTTGTCAATCTATCGTTTGCATCCTTAGAGATAACATATAAGTTCAAGTTTCTTCTAAAAGAATTTTTGTCTTGAATTGCTTGACATCTTTCAACCATACCAAACTTACTTGGCATTGTATAAACAAGAGATTGATAATCTTGGCGCGTGACGGCCCGATTTTGAGCAAAGAAATGGCTTTTAATCCTTTGTTTTAATTCAGTAACATCTGGTATGGAAGTATCTCCAATGATAGGTTCTTCATTTGTACATTCCAGACTAGCCTCCACGATTGAAATATTTCCAGCACTTAATTCAGCTGGGGTTAAAAATTGCATAACAGGGGATACGACCGAAGTTACAGAATCGGTGCTGGCGTTAACATTGTTCTTGTCATTTATTCTATAAGTTATAGTCAACGTTGTATTCACGGGCGCCACTCCAAATTTATCGCTAGATGTTAACTTTGCTGGATCAAATGAAGTGTCTGTGATATGTGTTCTGCCATGAATATCCAATATAACTTGTGCTGGATCTGCAAAAGATTCATTTGTTAATTCAGAAGTCGACCCATATCCAAATTGAAGTGCTGTCGTTAATCTTGTATTATCAACTGTAAATCTTCGTGGCACTACAAAGGGTTTTATAAGTTCTGGTACCCTTTCTTTATCACTTTGTCTATTTTTAACAGGAAGATAAACCACATTTTGCGATAAATTTTCTACCTCAAAATATTCATGACCCTCTGAATCTACAACTGAGACTATTTCTGAAACGTTTTTAGAATTTAGTTCCAATCTTCTGAATTTTTGAAAATCTCCGACGGAGGCTGTTTCAGACGTAACTTTACCTGAAATAATTCTTCCATATGTTCTTACCGCATAGTAAGTGGGGTTTCCAAACTCGTTTGTTGTTGAAACAACAATTTCATTATCAGAATCAGAAAAGTCAATGTCCTCTATTAAAACAAAGGTTGCGCCGGCGCCTGACGCGACCTGGGTACCTTTCTTTAAAATAGGCATATATCTAGTGTCGGGTGCTCCGGAATTGTTTGCAGGGATCGTTACATAAAAAGTTAATATTCCGTGTGAAACGGCGGTTGATTTAAAGTTATAGCCAAATTGCTTTGCCATCTTTACTATGTTATCATATTCTGTTGCAGTGTCTATAAAACTCTCGTTTACACTGTAATCTAAATAAAATGATAAAATATCTCCAACATATGCGGTCATATCGACCATCATTGATCCAAAAGAAGCTTCACTGAAATCTTTATATGTATCGGAATAGTACCTTTTGGCGTGTTCGATTAGATCTTTTTTAATTGAATCGAAATCACGGCTGGTATATTTTATTGGTGGCGTTTTTTTTGGCATTGCTCTGTCCTCTTCCTAAATAGTTTTAACCTATTTTTATATCTAATATATCCGATTCATTAAAAGGAGTTACTCTATATTTGATAACAATCATTAATGTGTTTGAACCAATTTCTATGTTTTGTGCTAGGCTAGAAAATGAAATCTCCTCTATAATAACATGAGGCATATAAATTTTAACCTGCTTAAAAATCCTGGAACTTATTTGATCTCTTACATCTTGGGCGTCTTGTTCAAACAAAAGTTGTGCAACACCTGCACCGAAGGCTGGATCCATTATTTTTTCGCCTGGTATTGTAAGAATCAAATTTTTAAAATTTTGCTTTACAACATCCATAAATGTTTTGTTTAATCCATAGTGGCCGTCTTCATCATTTGTGTTGATTGGTAATTTGACTGATATTCCTGACATTTTGTTTTCCTTTGTTTGTAATAAATATGACCGACTCTAGTTTATTCTTCATCTTCTTCTTCTGGGGTAAACGCGCCGGCGGGCAGTGTGGGGACGGCGAGTTTTGCCAAAGCGAGCTGGTCTGCGAGTTGGTCGGTAAGTGCTTGTATGATAGAGCCTTGGCCAACGAAAAGCTTTTCTAGGATATTTGTGTTGTTGGCTATTGCATTGAAAATACCTGGATTGAAGGCCGGCATTGCACAAGAATCCGTCATGCCGCTAGCTTGACGAAGCAAGTTAACTATATCTGTTTCTTGACTGTAAGCTGGTTTCAGGTCAGTGGTCATCGTGGGATCTTTAATTAATACCTCTGCCATACCAAGTGCTGTGTTTG